GTGCTATCAGTAGTTGTGGATGAAAAACGGGACTTAATTAACATCGACAAAGTACCCACGGTTGTTGACGACGGGTTCAAGTGAATTGCTCACGAGACCGTAGTCGAGACCGAGGATCTTGTCGATGGCCGTATGACGGAAGAAAGACATGTAGCCGCTAGTGGCAAACTCGAGGTGCAGCGCATCAATCTCATGATCAGCGAGTTTGTATCGCTTATAGATCGATGAGTCGAGCGCCACAAACGAGCGGTCTTTGAAATCACCGACTTTAAACGCGATGTCAGCTTTGGTGACACCTGGCAAGTCGATGTAATCGTAACCAGCGGCTAACTTCATCTTGTCGGCTAGAGTAAAGCGGGCGTATGGGTACATACCACGCAAAACAGAGGCCTGAAACTTCCTTGCGCGTATGGCGAGGGGACCACGTCCCGGAAAATCGCCATGACACACTCCAGAGGCTCTGAGTAACACTCCCAAATTGAGCAGGGGGTGCAGCTCACCTTGTTCATCATAAACGGGTGAATGTTTCAAAAACTGAATGTCTTCAATACAAGACAACTCGTCGACACCGGTCACTATATAACCGACCTTCTCCGCTGCCGCTGTGATGTTTGCAGGGCTGAAGGTGGTCAAAGTAGAGACGGAGTGCGCGATCATGAAGTTGGCCAAGTTGTTGATGGCGGTCGTAATCGTGCTACCAGAATACAACATTGGGCGCTTTGGACGCAACTTAACAAACATATTTTTGTCTTGCGTGGAGACAATTTTAAGAGGTGAACGACATTGATCAATAAGACGCTGAATCTCGGGTTGTTGCCACACCGGGAAAAGCGCCTTAAGTGCATAGAACAGTGAGGCTGAATGCGAAGCGTCACATGAGCTAATATCAAAGTTGAATCTCTTGACCCCTGACGGTGTGTGCACTGCAAAACACGCATCGTCGGAAAAAAGAACGTAGAAGAATCGAGTCGAGGGTTTCTCAAGCTCTTTAAAAACATAACGCATAGTCACGGGGTCGGGGGACTTGCAAAAGTAAATGAGGCCGCCATTGTGTGAAACCGGCTCCGCGGCTTGACACTGTTTAAG